AGCATCCAACTTATCACCTTGGGCATCTGCCTTTGGTGCAATAGTATTGTCATTCATATCAGACACCTCTTGGTTATTTAAAAGAACTCCTGTGGCATCGCCACCCTTATCCCATACACCCTTAGATCCTCTAGCTTTTGTAACAATAGCTATATGATCTAAAAGGAATGGGACACCTTCTATTAAGAGTGGCTCGCCATTCTCAGTAGTTAGTGTAGTGTTTCCAGCAGTATTGTCAAATACTACTGAAGGTGAGGTAGAAATCTCTCCCTCACAAATTTCATCGACAGCATCTTGGTCATAGATTTTTGCAATGCCCCAGACTTCATCACCTTTGATGTAGGGAAGCATAATACTTCCGACTGCTCGATCTTTAAATTCCTTAGAAGTCAAAACCGCAGTCTCTGGGTGATCCATGATTACCATCAAGCCATTACATCTCTTTAAGAATTCTTCATTCAAATAAAGGGATGGATCTCGCCATACATTCTCGCCAATGCTTGACCGATAAGCCAAGCCAGTACCAGTAATGCGAATAGCAAAAAGACCAATATTTGCATACATCTGAGGACTTGGTAATAAGTCATCAGCCATTAATTGTGCTACATCGGTTTCAGTCTTAGCAGATGCAATCTTAAAAGCAACTTCTAAACCAGGATGCAATGGCAATGGTGGATTTAATGGATCGCACCAATCATAGCCAGTAGACTCATAATTGAGTTTGACATCGACTTTTTCTACATTTCTAGCAATGTAGGTGCAGAATTGTCCATCATCATGTAATACTTCTAGCTTACCCTTGTACTCAATACCAGTTTCTTCCTTGGTTTCTCTGCGAGCAGCTTCTTCTAGGGTTTCGCCTTCTTTTTGATGACCGCCAGGCACACACCAGGTACTAGGGTAATCTCCACCACCTGCGCCCCTGCGAATTAATAGGGTATGACCTTCACCAGTAACAAACATGATTCCAGAAGCCCGACCTGCTGCACCTGCATTATTAGCAACTGGCATAACTACTTCTGGAGTTTTGGCTACTAGATCAGCAGCATCTGGCACACAATTTGGCACTTCTTTGCCATCTTTTTCTTTCATGCCAACTTGTTTGTAGCCTTCCCAACAAGGATCGGCATCTTGACCAAAGCGAGGTACAACCTGAGATTGATCTTTAAGACCTTGAATGATTCTGGCTACATCAGCCAAATCACCTTTAAATTTTTTAATTTCTTCTTTTCTACCATTGCGAACTTGGATTTCTTCTTCTGGGGTAGATAAAAGAGTAGGTTCTTCTGGGACTTCATCTTCACTATGTTTGATGAATTTTTTAGCCACTTCTTTAGGAATTCCGATATTGCTATGCCCTGCTAAAGCAGCATACATAGCTTTTCTTTGTGCTTCGGATTCAAATGGCATAAACTACCCTACAATATTTTTGACGATTGTACCGCTAGTTCACCCTTTTTTGTCAGCATTTCTTTAGGCATTTTTCGCAAGCTGTAAATATACTTGTAGTTACACCGACAATACACTTCCTCACCTGGTGAGGTAATGTCATCAGTATATCCATTAATTGCTTTAATGTAACCCTTTTCCGAAGCCCAATTACCTCGGATGACATAAACTTTTTCATCTCTCTCTTTATGATCCTTGCGGTAATCATAATTAATCTGCTTCCAATGAGAGTGCCATTTACCAGCAATTGCGCCATTATCAATAGCGACAATGTCATTAATGTTAGCAATGAGTTTATGGGTTTGATCTATTACAACTCGCCTTTGATTAAAAGGCATCTTTGCTAAAGATTTCTTGATATTTTGTTTTTCTTTGTTGCGATCTACTGCGAGTGAACCGCCTTTAGGAATGGATGTAGCCCATCCTTCAAACCTTCTGAGGACATCTGTAATACTTTGCTCTCGGTTGTATTTAATCAGATTGGCAGAAGCCATTATTCTGCGATCTAATTCAGCCCGAAGTTTAGGCTTGAGTTTCTCAATGTCATATTTACTGACATCTTTGTTAACTAAACCGCCTTTGGTTACTAGTCTGGAGAAGGCTGCATTTAAAGCCTTTTCCATTTCTCTTTGCATTTGCTCATCAGAAATTAAAGCCTTTTCCGCAGCTTCTTTGATTTTCTTTAGCCAGGAATCTACTCGACTTTGGGAATCGAAACCATGCTCGATAAAGTCATTGATGGCAGCAGTTAAGACTTCATAAAATGTCATGCTTAGTCTTTAATATAAAAAGTTCCCAAGAAGCAGGGTGCATACGACTCTTTCCAGTTTCGTAATTACTCCACCTAGCTTGGGTAGTATATATTAAAGATGCTGCTTTGGATTGTGATAAATCACCCCTGGCTGCAATAATTTCAGTTGTATTAGGCACTACACCAGCAGTACCCCGATTTCTTTTATTCATTAAATTACAATTCTTTTTTCCATTAAATCATTGAAGCACTCAATCAAATAAGGGTTTTTAATATTGGCAGCATTAAAAACTCTTTCTGCAAAATCAAAATAGGCAGCCTTTTTAGCATCATCCCAAGTTACAGGGGGTCTATACAAAACATCTTGCAAGTTACAGATTTTATCCGCTACTTTGATTAATTTACCTTCTGGACTAATCATGCCAACTTTGACTACCTGGGCATCTTTACGAGCCATGCCACTTAAAGCAGGATCATCGCTAACCTCTTGCACAATCAATCCAATTCTAGGATTAAAGCGAGCAGAAATGTCAGCCACCGAAACCCCACAATCTTCTACTACATCATGCAAGACCGCAGCAGCGATCACATCCTCATCAACAACACCAGCCATAATCAACAATTGAGCCACCTCGATTGGGTGTCTAATGTAGGCAGATTCTTCAGCATCTTTCCGAACCTGCTTTCCATGCTTATCAATAGCAAAAGATATGGCATCCAAAATAATATCTATATTCATTATGCTGCTTTCTGTCCTTCTACAAACTCATAGTACTGGTTTTGCATATAACCACCAGCAAACAACTTGTAAACCAAGTGGCTGGCATACCCATTGAAACTCATATTGAAGAAACTATGAGCATCTTTGAAACTATCTGGAGCACCTTCCATACCAGAGTAATAGCCTTTCATGAATTGGTAAATCTTCTCGCCCAACTCATCACTCATTTTGTTGTTAACAAAGGCATACTTGACCTGGGGAATGTCATCTCTCACATTGTCCATTTCATAGTAGTCAATCATTCCATCAAAATGACCATATTCAAACTGAGCAACATACTTTCTCAAATCTTCATACTGGGCTGGTGGCAAATCGACAACATCCACATGAACACTACTACCCATTGAATAACTTTTGCTGCGAACACTACCAGGGATTCCTTTGGCTTTCATGTAAGCCCGAATCATTTTGGCAGCACCAGCATGACGACTAACTTGCTTTTCCATCTCAATTTCCTTTCGTGATTAATTGAAACTACAACTTAATAATATACTAATTTGGGATAATGTCAAGCAGCTTGTAGCTTTTTTTCACAATATCCATATTCTTCTTCCAAGATCATGCGAATGTGCTCTCGGTCTACAGAATCGCCACACACAGGAATACCGCAGCGATACTTGCGACCATCCTTAGATTGCAAAAAGCGGATAGCTTGCTTAATGATTTCATAAGGCACTCCCATGTCATAAATACCGCCATCGCCATAGAAGCTGTAAACATATCTTGCAAACACAACCAAATCTTTATAAGGCATTGCCATTTTGATTCCTTTCGTAAGCCCCCGAAGGGGCATTAATCAATCCATCCAACCATCGTAATACTCACCGACAATCCCATGAGCAGCCAAAAATTCCAAAGCAGGGGCAACTGATTTCGCAGCAGCCACATTTCCCTGGACAAAGCTGCAAGGCACAATGCTTTTTTCTACAACATTTCTTTTGCCTTTGCCCAAGTAGTAAATCCGAATCGCTTTGCCACCGCAGCAGCTACCGACATCCTCACCGCCATTGTCCAACCAGCTTTGATACCAGACAGATTCAGCAGCTTTGATGTAGGGCATTTTCTCGACCAAGTCAGCATCCTGGTATGCCATGACTTTTTTGCCAGCCCAGATTTCAACTTCTTTCATAATTTTTCCTTTCGTGGTTAATTACTACACTTTCAGTATATACCTATTTAGTATTAATGCAACAACTTTTTTAGGGTTGTTGCATTTTTGCTACTTCAGCATTTCCTTCATAAAAGATGCTTTCTTGGCAGCCAATTCTTTGATATTCAACTTGCAATCTTCACAATCGCAGGGAATAACATCATTTTTGGCAGCTTGTCGAATTTCAGCCATAGTGTCAAAACCTCGGACATGGACTAAATCATCTGAAAATCTAAAGCCGAATGGCAGCCAGAGCATATAGGCATCGCCATCCGCATCTACATCACGACTAACATCTAATTGGTATTTCATAACAACTCCTTTCGTGGTTGAACTACTTAAAACTTTAAAACTCTGTACTCAATACCCTCTAACTGATAATCCAGAAAAACTGCTGCCGAATCTCCTTCAAAAAACCTTTTGGCATTGTAGGCAAGACCGACAGCAAGCAAACAATCTGCAAGCAACTCATCGCCATTCATGACACCGATTTTTTGAAAAGAACCGCCAACTTTTTCAGCAATCAATAAATTCATAAAACCCCCTCAAGCTGGTTGAAACATCTGACGAGCATCATTCATAAAAACCCGATAAGCGATCAATTGCTGCTCGCTAAATTCCTCTGGATTCTGACGAATTTCAATCAAGGCTTCCAAGAACCCAATTCCACAGTCCTGGCGATATTCCTCAATAATTGCAATGGCTTGGTCGATCTGCATTTTTAATTTCCTTTCGTGGTTAATTAAGACTACATTCTTATATTATTCCTATTTAGTATAAGTGTCAAATATATTTACCTAAAGTGTTGTTTTTGCACAAATACAACAAATAGTGAAATAGTCCTTGTGCTTATACCTAATAAGCATTAATATGTAAGTGTAGTAGTTAATCACGAAAGGAGTTTGAAATGAGTTTGCCTTTGTATGGATATGAGGTTTTCAGTATTGCCCAAGCCCAGGGGATTTTGATCTTGGCTTTGGCAAAAGGTCAGATGGGCAGGGCTGCTGCTGCTAGAGCAGTTATCCAGCAATTTCAAGAAAGGGGTGCAGCATGAGTCAGGAAATGTATGGTTGCGACATTGAGCAATTTATAGCGCAGATCAGATCATCAGCCAGCTACAAGTTGGGTGGGGCTGGTATTGTTGTTGCTGGTCTTATGAGTGATGCCCAGGAAGAAATTGCGATGGGTGCGAATGAGAGAGCCAGGCAGAGTTTGAATAGAGCCAAAGCGATCTTGTTTGAAATCATGGATGGCAAAATGATTTTGGAAGTACCAAGATAACCACGAAAGGGAAATCATGTCAGTCAAATATTTTATTGAAAGTTCGGAAGTTGATTATGACGATTGTTTGAAGTACTTCATTCTCTATAGCGGATTCTCAAAAGAAGATGCTATTTCTGAGTTTGATTCCAATAACAATCCAGAGTGTGCTGCCTATATTAGCGAATTGTGCTCGGATGTCGAAGTGGTCTACGAGTAAAAATTCCTATTATTACAAGCCCTTTTGAGGGCTTTTTGTTATATGATAAAATGAATTGAAAGGGCAATATATGAAAATTGGTAATTACGAAATCAGTCCATCAGCTATCTTCTATGTAACTTCAGAAGATGGTTTGCCAGTATCAGTCAATGCTGGAAAAGATATACCAATGGTAGCTATCTGGATTAAAGGTGAACCAAAAGAATTTTCACTCAAAGAAGAATTCCTGCTGCCTAGCAATGCTCAAGTATTTCAAGCCTTAGTGATGGATTCCCAGGCTGCATCATAAAGAGCCTTCATCTTATCATTTAGGTTTTTGACCTTAGCTTCTTCATAGACATTAAGTTGTTTACCAGCTTGTGCTGCATCTTCTAAAATGATGCGAACTTCCTCATAGTAACCATGTGCCTTTTCTTTGGCTTCCATCATTGCTGGTAGATTAATCTGCACTTCAGCATAAGAGCCATTTACCTCAACTACCATATTGACATCTCGATAGCCAGATCCACCCAATGAGTCAGTCTTAGGATCAAGTAAATTTCTTAGCTTTACTGGTTCACCATATTCAGCTTTGAGTTTATCAATTGCGCTATTGACATCCTTTAGCGATTTAATCTCAATGGTTGTGCGAAGTAAATCTTTAATCTTGGTTGGATCATTGTCATAAGACTTAGTAATCTTATCGACTGCTCTTTGCGATCCCTTCAATGGCACAATGGCAGCCCGACCACCTAGTTCTTCAGCGATCCTTGTATTGGTATTGTCAAAGTGATCTTTATTCTCGGCTGCCTTCTCATACATTTCAGTAAAGATTTTTTGCTTTTCTTCAGGCAATCTCTCTACATCAGCTTGTTGCAGCTTACCTGATAACAACTCTTTCACTCGATTAGCGGTTGGTGCTTTTGGCTTTTCGACAGTCTTAGCCTTTGGTGCTTGTGGTTTTTCGATCAGCGCAGTCTTAGCTACTGGTGCAGTAATCGCTGCGGTCTGTCTACCCATAGGTTCAGTAGCAACACTACCACCTGAACCAGTAGTAAATTTCCCATCAGCATCTCTTGGATGATCTGCTTCTAGGAAAGCATCAGCCTTTGGGATGGGGTTAGCCCATTTCCCCCCATCTGCTCTTGGCATTTTTTCTTCTGGCATTGACTCTTGCGGTGGCTCATATTCAGCCAGGGCATCAGTATCAATTTGTAAGCTGCTTTGAAACATATCAGGCATTTCATTGATATTATCTTGCGCCCATTGAATGAGAATGGCTCTATTTTGACCATCTGCAACTGGCAATACAGTCCGAAGAATTTCAGTAATACCTTTTAGCTTGATGTCAGCAACCTTGACCTTTTCAGACTCTGGTTCTTCCATGAGGGATTCCCACTCAGCTTTGAAGTTCTTTTGCCAGCTATAGAAGGCTTGCTCATAAGACATCTTGCGATAAATCTCTGGATAGGATTTCTTGACAGCTTCATAGAATTCTTTATTCCAGGCTCGGTGCATGACAATTTTGTCAAAGAAAGCGAATAGGCTTTCCATGTCAACTCGGATGCCATCAATGTATTGCACAATGGCTTTAGCATCTTCAGTACCCTCACCAAATCCCTGGGTGAAGGCTTCATCTTTAAGCAGCATTGCAGGAACATCAGAAGCAGCAGCGATATTAGCAATGATGTTATCTCTGGCAGTTGTCATAGATGTTGCGGTATTGGTCAAATCAATGGAGTTGATTTCCTCATCAATATCAATGGAGAGCACATTACCAGTACCGCCTTCTTGCAAATAGGTGCGCTTGATACCAGCAGCATTTTGCATTAAGCGATTGACAATCGAGCCAGCAGGTTTTTGTTTAGCAATGATTAAACCTGATTTGAATGTCACCAGGTCATCGGTAATCATCGACTGAATGAAAGACTTTAATGGATATAAAGCCCTTTGAAAGACTGACCTACCTGTAAAACCGAAGGCACTAGACTGAAATTGAAGATATACAGGAGTGCCATTAAAAACAACAACACTTCGGCTAGGATGATAGGGCTGACCAGCAGCAGTAGTATATGCCAAAGGTTTTTGGAAGTCAGGCGCATTGGGATTCTGATTCGTCACAATCGAACCAGCCATATTAAGCGGATCTAGCTGATTAAAATAAAGATTAAGATCAGGAAGCATCCAAGGGTCAATGGGATCAGTAGTAGGAATCTTATCAGCCCCCACAACAATGCCAGCAGCACCATAGGTGCGATTAATAAACATAACATCCCTAATATGATTAGTAGCACCCAATCTCTCCCATTCTTTATTAAATGCTTCAGCGAGCATTTCTTTTGGTTGAGCATCAATTGTAATAGTTCTTGGCTTTGATAGCGCAAGTTTTACAGGCTTTTCTACTAATTTGCCACCAAGGGGATGATATGTCCAGATTTGCTTACATAACTCATAACCTGCTTGTGAGCCTGGTTGAATGTTGTCAGCACTAAGCAATGACATTAACTCACCGCCAAGATATGTATTATTTATCATTACATCTGACATAGTTCTTCCTTAGTAGCCATATTTATCACCAACACCAATGGCTAGACTATACACAAAAGCATCAAGCAAGTCATCTGCTCTTTTGTATGCTTCCTTATCGCCAATCCTAAAACTGGTGACTTGGGATAATAGATGATTGCGACTTGCATTTTTGAATGTCATAGTTTTATCAAAAGCAAACTCGCTGATCTTCATCAATCCCTGATGAAAGTATCCTGATACTGAAATGGCTCTTTCATCCTTACCAACTGAAGTCAGTCCAGAGTCAATGGCAAATGTATTCCATCCTCTAGTGCGCCCTTGTTGTATAAGAATAGAACCAGCAGCAGCATCTTCAATGAATGTACCGACAACTCCATTCCTGGCATTGGTTACTTTGGCTAGTTCTTCCAATCTGGCAAATACACTTGGCATCCAATTTTCTAGCATTGCGCCATCAATCTGCACAATATCCCAATCAAGAATAATCAAGTTGTAGGGATTTTGGGTGTACTTATCGACAGCCACATAGACAATCGCAGTACCATCATTCTCTTTTCCACCCTTAACTGCGGTATCAATGACTGCATAGACACCATCGCACTTAGTAGGATAGGCAACTGGTTTATTATCGACTAGCAGCTTGTCTACACTAAAGAAGGCTTCACCAGACCAATCTACAAATTCTGCCAAATACTCTTGACGATAGACGAGGGGATGATTTTCCCTTTCCAGCTTGATTAATTCTTCTTGGGGTAGGAATGGGTTTGTATGGGTTGGGGCATGGTATTCAGTAAATCCATGTTCAGGCTCATTGCATACCTGCCAAAAGAAATTGCTGCTATCTACCCCATTAGGAGTGGATGCTGCAATACAACTACCCTGGAAGTCTAGCAATGCTGGCTTAATAGCAGTTTGCCAGACCTTCATCATACTTGGCTTGGTAAAGGCTGCTTCATCAATAAAGACTTTATGGTACTTTCTGGATCGACCTGCTCTCTCATTTTCCAGAGTCCAAAAGTCTATGCGCCCACCCTTTTGAGTGGTAATGATTCCATCAATCTTGGAAGATGACACAATGGTAGGAGCTAATAGGTCTACGATCTCTCTAAAGGCTTCAGATTGAATTTTATAGTCAGGAGCAAACCAGCCTACCTTTTCACCATTGGCTGCTGCTGTCACCGCTAAATTTTGCATCATTGCGGTTTTTCCCCATCGCCTTCCACATCGGATTACAAAGAATCTGCTTTCATTATCATAGGCTGCTTGCTGTCCATCATGGAATGGCTGCAACTCTATGATTTCTTCACTTTTTTGTTTTAGTCGGGACATTGTGAATGGTTAGTTCTTCTTTAGCGACTTCTTCTACTCGATCACCATATTTCTTCGGTGCTAACTTTGTTATAACCCATTTACGAGTATCGACCCTTAATCTGGATCTATTAATATTCTCATGGTTAACTTTACCAGTAGGATTGCCATCTTTGTCCAGAAGCATATCTCCCTCAGTAGCATCAGCAATATCTAATAGTTCTTCTAAGAGAAAATCTGCTTGGGCTTCTCTCGCCTGTGCGTACTTGTCCGAAAAAGTCTTATTCTTTAACAGCCACAGTATTACAGTACTTCTCGCTGGTATATGCTCATCCTTGCAAATTTTGACAAGTCCCTCTCCATAAGAGAGTCTTAAACAAATCTCATCTGCTAGTTCTTCGGAATAACTTGAGGGTCTACCCATATCAATAATATCTAACTAAAAGTGTCAGATAGGAAATAGCTTTTGACTATTTGTGGCATACAAGGACAGTTGTACCCTATCTGACGATGTCATATTAGCATAGGGTTAATAATTATGTCATTGATTAATCATTAAATTCAGTTAAGATTCGCTTACTCACTTAGGGAGTCTTATGTCTAATTACCTTGCTACTGATGAGCAATTCATCGAATGTTGGAAAGAATTGGGTAGTCCAGATAGAGTATCAAGAGCATTGAAAATGGGTATTCGATCAGTCCATGCTAGAAGAAGGGCTTTGGAATTAAAGTATCAAATAGAGTTACCTACCTTTAATCCACAAGCTACTGGTCGGACTAATATTAAAAAAATAGATCAAACCTCTGGTCATGTTAGAAGGGGTATTGAGATTCCAGATAAAGGTCGAGTCATAGTTTTTAGTGATGCTCACTTTCAGCCAGGCGAAGTAACTACAGCTTATAAAGCACTATTAGCCATGATTAAGGCTTTTAAAGGTGAACTTAAAGCGATTGTAGCCAATGGCGATATGTTCGATGGAAGTCAAAATAGCGCACATAAGAGAATCAATTGGTCTCAAACTCCTACAGTAAAAGAAGAACTTGAAGCCTGTCAGGAATTTATGACAGGAATTGAAAATGCTGCCAGAAAAGATACTCCTTTAATATGGTGTCTGGGTAACCATGACGCTAGATTCGAAACATTTCTGTCAAATTCAGGCGCAGCGACTTATGAAGGTATTCTCGGTTTTAGCCTGAAAGATCATTTTCCGATGTGGAAATCTTGCTGGTCTTTTTGGGTCAATGAAGATACTTGCATAAAACACCGATGGAAGGGTGGTTTCGGTGCTACTAGGAGCAATGCCCTGAATTCGGGCATCAATTATATCTGTGGGCATACCCACAATTTATCCGCATTTCCTATTACCGATCTCAGCCCTGCCTTCAACATGGGAACTAGATGGGGTGTTCAAACTGGAACACTAGCCGATATTCATTCCGATGCCTTTGTACATTATACAGAAGATGCGCCAGTAGATTGGCGATCAGGGTTTGTCCTACTGTCATGGGAAAATGGCAGAATGTTAATGCCAGAGTTGGTTATGGTATCTGGTGAGGATGAATTTGAATTCCGAGGATGTATAAACAAGGTATAAACATGACTACTATTGTTGGCGATTGGATTAATAAAGTATTAGTTTCAGATAGTCAATTCTCTGATGAAGATACTGGTATCAAATACTTTGAAGAAAAGATTGTTGCAATAGATGGTGGCTGGCTTGGAGTTGCAGGTAATTGGAGTGATTGCGAAAAAGTTGTTGAATATATTAACAAAAAGAGCAAAGTCAAACCAAAGCTAAAGCCAGATAGTTCTTTTATTAAATTGACCAAAGATGGTCTTTTTTATTGCGGTGATGACCTGGAATGGGAAAGAGCCAAGACATTTATGGCTATAGGGTCTGGAGCAATGGCAGCCGAAGTATGTATGCGAATGGGTCTGACAGCAGAAGAAGCGGTGAAATGGGCTTGTAATGTTGACCTTAAAAGTCATGAACCCATTAAAACTTACAACCTATAAGTAGCAATTTTCTATACATATTAATACCTATATGTATAAATTGTAAAATATTTTATACATTTTGTGACTTATTAAAAAGTCCTTAAATAGGATAAAGCCTTATTAATGAGTCATTTAACATACTTTTGTTATTGTTAACATATAGTGTGTTAACACTTTTTCTTACAAAATTACCCGATCAGTAATTTTTTTGAAATTTCATGCACTTTTTCTTACAAATTGCCCGATAGGGAAACTTTTTTGTAAAGTTTTTAAAATTTTTTGTAAAGTATTAGGTTTAGGATTGTAAAGTTATTATACAAATAACAAATTTGTTAATAGTAGACAATTAGCAAGGCAATTAACATACAAAAAACTAGAGCAACTCCATCTTGTTCACTCATTGAATTAGACTCCCCATAACAATTCCAGGCGCAATATTCTCCCAATGATAACCTATTGATTCATTGACAATTTCTAGAAGTTCTTCCTCAGTTATGTCATAGGTTGATTCGAATCTTTTGCGCCCAAGCCCATGTATTCCAGTATCTCCTCGATGGTGCTCTCTACACAAAGGGATGGCAGGACTATCTTTCCTTGGTCGATTTCTTCGAATATGGTGAATTTCGGATGGTGTCCCTTCACCATATCCAAGGAAGAAACAAAGGACACATCCAAATCTGGCAAGTTTGTCATAATGCTCTTTTTCTTTTTTAGTGGTCAATGTCGACTCCTTGTTCGGCTGCCCATGCCATTACATATTCTAGGAATTCTGACATTTCTGCAATAGTTAATGTTGAAGTATGACGAAAAACAATATCTACTCCATGATTGTCAATCGAAGGTAAAATCTCAATAGGTTCACCCCTGGCTCTTAGCCAACCAGCAGTAAGGAGTCTTTTCCATGTATCTACTTCTCTATATGATCCTGCCCATTCTACCTTTTTGGATATGGCTTGCATAATCGAGTGCAGAAGCGCATTTTGCTCTAGACTGCGGGTAGGTAGCTTAACCTCTACGATGTAGCCTTCTGGGGCGGTTTTGACAGCTTCTAGGGCATTTTTTCTAGCGACATCATGTGCAAGGTAGAAAAGCTGCTTCATTTTATAGAAATAAGGTAAGCACCATAATTGGCTACAGCATATCCAAAATACATCCAAGCTAATCCCATATTGCCCTTCAAACAACTCTCAGCGCAAATATAGGCATATATCAGCCCAGTAAGGATGATGAGATTAGAACTCAAAAGGTTTTCCCACCCCAGATTTGGGATTCCAAATGTCGAATGTAAGAGTCCTGGTGCTCAATATGCTTTAGCAGCTTGTCATAAGCCAATCGCCAATAGTCAGCATCCATCTTGACTTTCTTCAATTCTTCTTGGAGTTTGTTTATTTCCATGTCCCCCACTCTCCTCGATTCCCTTTCGACCATTGCTCTACGAAAGATTGTTGCAATTTCATCCATAATTTGATTGTCCTTTCACCACGAATGTAAACCTGAAACTTTTTAAGACCCCAAGCCTTGCGGTAGGCAAGCATTTGTCTTACAGCACATTGGAATTTATGCAATTCGACTTGGGTGATACTCATATTGCCAAACTTCTTTTCTGCCCTTCGCATGGGGATTGCAGACCAAAGTTCTACTTAGGTATCGCTGTCTGCGAAGATAGCAAAGAGCCATCGAAATTTGAGGGGCTTTGAGGTCGGTCTTTACAGCAATGTCATACAAAGTCAGAGGGGCTTGTTCTTCAATGAATATTGCCCTGACCTTAGATGCTGCACCTTGCTTTTCCATCAACTACTCCTTGTAATAGGTTAATAATCTTACTTCTTTTTTTTATCTCTGGCATCCAGAATAAATTTTTTCATCTCGAAATAGCTATTAAATCGAGCCTTGGCTGGATCACCGCCACATTCGATGCGGTAGGCTTCCTCGATTTGTTTGTCAGTCCCTAGGGGCAATTCCTGCGATTTTAGGGGTGCTTGTGTAACCCAGGCAGCTTCAAAGGATCGCCAACCCTTAAACATGATTGTCTCAATGACTTCTGACAATGGCATTTTGGCTTTTTCAGCTTCAGTTACTAGGCGATTCACAATTCTGTCTGTAACTGGTGCTTTCAGTCTTTTCCTATAAACCAAAAAATCATTCCATAAATCAGACGAAACTCCTTCAGGAGTTGGAGTAGTATTTTTATGGTTAGTGGTTAGTGGTTTATGGTTAGTGGTTAGGGTTATTTGTGGGTTTTCTTTGGAAACCATCTGGGTTATTTCTGGGTTATGCTCTAAGTCCTTGATTTTCTTGGGTCTACCACCCAATTTACCCACAGTTTTATTCCTCTCAGCCTTCTCATGGTACTTTGCAATTTCGATGTCGCATCTTTCGTGATGCCATCCATCTTTCTTCAAATCGAAGAATTCTTTAAGTATTGCGAGAATGGTTTTCTCTTGGTTTACGAGTCGTAACCTTCTGATAACCGATTGGGTTTCTTTAGGGATTGGTTGCTCTGAATCGTAATAAAAATTAATTAACTTGAAATAGACAGCTTCTTCCTCAAGAGTCAAGTGGCTGGTTGCCAGATGCCAATCGGATATGTTGAATTTGTAGTAGTGCATATTCCTTCAGTCCAAGGTAGTCAAAT